AATGGGTGATAAATGGTTCCCTAATGGCATAAAGCCGCTTGTAAATAAAACGTATTCATTTAGTCGCGGCTCTAACGTGCTGCAAACTAAAGTGGATGCGGGAATGCCTCGGTTTAATCTTGATCGAACGCTTGAGCCTGTACCGTTTACGCTTAATTTCGTGATGAGCAATTTGCAGTATCAGATATTTTTAAGCTTTTATGATGGCGCAATAAATCACGGCGGCGATTCATTTAAAATGCTGTTGGATAGTGGCGGCGGAATTGTTGAGCATCAAGTAAATATATTGCCTAATACCTTAAAGCAAAGCCGACCTAGCGCGTGCAACTGGGTTGTATCGTTCAGTGTGTTGGCACAGGTAACACCGTCACAGCTTGAATCGTGCAGTGCTGCTTATGATCTTTATCAATGTTACGGTGATGGGTCTAGCGCATTGCTGCAAGCGTTCGAGTATTTTGTCGTGGAGTTACCAAGTGCCTAATCCAGAGGTTGAAGCGTATCAACGAAAGCTAGCATCTAATCCAGAGGGTGAGAGATTCTTTAAAACCTTGTCGCTTTACAATCCATATATTAGCAAAACATATCACTTTGTTGAAGATTCGGTGGAACTGGTCGCTTTAGATGAAAACGGTGTAAGTATTACTTATTCACCAGCATCAATTAATAGCTCGGTTAGTATGCAGTCTAACGACCTAGATCAAAATGCAACTTACACGATATCGGATGAATATAATATTCTTGATGGTGAGCTAGACCTAATCCCTATGGATAGCTTCGACGAAACAACGGCGACATTTAGGGGGTATATGGGGGATTACCTGGATAGCCCCACAGAAGTGGTGAGCTACACAGTAAATTCTATCGCCCAATCGAAAGGCTCGTTTACTTTGCGAACGGGTGTTCCAGACTTAAACTCAGATCAAACGGGGCAGATTTACGATTTTGACACATTTCCAATGTCACGGGCTATATTTTGATACAATATATCGGCTTGCCTTACTCTTTCGCTAGTTTTAACTGCTGGGATTTTGTTGTAAAGGTTCGCAAAGATAACGGTCTACCTTGTGAAGTTTTTAGGCCAAAAAAGCTACGGGATGCTTTCAGGTTAATAAAAGATCATATTGAAAGCGAACACGCTGGCTTTACAAAAGTGGACGAATTGCAAAACTTTGATTTGCTTGTGTGCGAAAAAGATATGGGTAAAGACTCAACTTTTCACTGTGGGATATTCTTTGACGGCTTAATTTATCACTGCGATAGAGCCGCAAGACAAGTAACATTTAATACGTTAAGCGATTTTTCAAAACCATACAAGAAGGTTACATTTTGGCGTTAATCAAACTTTTTAATCAGCTTGAAGAAGAAATGATACCAGAGGTCATAGAGTATGACGGAACGGTCATCGGCTGGATTAACGAAAACATAAAGCACGGTCAGAACTTCAAAGTTTACGTGGGTGCTCTTTGCGAAGAGAATGAAATAAGCCGCGATATAGACAAAATGCAATCAGCCGATTCGGTCAGCGTGGCAATCCTTTCTGGTGATCCGTTTACCATACTTGTTACTCTTGTGGTTGCGGTTGCCGCTGTAAAACTGCTTACCCCAGATATCCCAAACATACAGCAAGACTCTGGAAGACAAAGCTCTAACAATTCGCTTGCTGATCGTAAAAATAGATTTAGGCCAAATGCTAGAGTCCCCGATATTTGCGGCAAGATAAAATCAATACCGGATGTAATAGCGCAAGAATATGCGAGATATGTTGATAATGAAGAGCAGAGATACGGTTATTACTGCATTGGGCGCAATCAGTTACAGGTAGAAGAGGTTAAAGACGGCGATTCACTTATATCTGATTTAGCAGGCGCGTCTGCTGGTGTTTATTACCCAAGTAAATCGCCTAATAATTCTGCTCCAGATATTCAGATTGGCGAACCAATTAATCAAGTTGTTTATGGTGTATTTAAGTCTGGCGATGCTATTGGTCAAACTATTTTAGCCCCTAATGAAGAGGATTACTCTGTACTTGGGTTTTTTAACAGTATCACAGTGAAATGCAGCAAAGCATTAATAAATGTTTATTCGCCAAGCGGTCTATATCGTCAAGATGGCGGCAGCAGGGTTTCAAAATCAGTTAACTACACGGTTAAAGTGTTCAAACTTGATGATGATTTTCAGCCTATCGGCGAGTCTTATGTGATTAACGAAACAATCACAGGCAATAACTCAAACGAAAAAGGTAAAACAACCGAGATTGATTTTGGTGGTAATTTTTACTTTCATGTTTCAGTTGAGCGAACTAGCAACGCTGATTTTTCTGGTCAGGCAGTTGACGAAATAAAACTAAAAGACATATTTGGTCTTTATGAAGTTGATAAGGATTTTTTCGGCAACACGACGACAATTCAAACAAAGCGAATAGCTAACGCTCAAAACGCATCAATTAGAAGTCCAGAAATTAACTGTATAGCTACTGAAATGGTTTACAAATACCTCGGCAATGGTGTATTTGATACAGTTTTAACACCTAACGCCCAGGCAATGCAGTCATTGATAAGATTGGCGCTTGATCCGTATGTTGGTCGTCGCTCTATTGAAGAAGTTGACGCTGACTTGCTTATTGAAAATCAGGCGGCGGTTGAGTCGTATTTTGGTAGCGCGGAGGCCGGGCAATTTAACTATACGTTTGACAACGAAAACACATCCGCTCAAGAAATATTCTACACAATAGCGGATGCGGCTTTTTGTGTTTTGTGGCGCGAGGGTAGGGTTTTAAAATCTTACTTTGAATCACCGCAATCAATACCCGCGATGGCATTTACGCATAGATCAAAAGCGCAGAATAGCGAGACGTGGACGAGAGATACCGCGCAAGGTAAGCGAAAAGACTCGGTAGAATTTACTTACACTGACAGCAAAACATACAAAAAAGAAACGTTGTATTTTCCTGCTGACAGATCGGGTAAGAACCCTAAAAAAATAGACCTAAACGGAATCAAAGGAAAAGCGCAGGCCACATGGCGAATGATGCGCGAATACAATAAATTGGTTTACCAAAAAGAGGCGGTAGATTTTACTGCAACGATTGAAGGGTCCCTCGTTAAACCAATGCAGTTAATATCTGTAGTTAAGGGTACGCGTGTTGGTTCTTATGATGGAGAAGTATTAGCGGTTGATGGCCTTAATTTAACGCTTTCACAAGCTATAACCTTTACCCCTAACGATGACCACTTTATCATATTAAAGCGGCGTGACGGCTCAGTAGAGTCGATCCCTGTCGTTGATTTTGGCAGTAACAGAGAATTACAGTTACAATACGCTCCAAGCGAAGAGATTTACACGGGAAATAGCGAGCTTAGGACTGAGTTTAGTTTTGGTAATGAAGCTAGGCTTGAGGGGCAGTTAATGTTACCTATTGAGATTGACGCGAGTGACGGCCAGTATGCAAATATAAAGGCTATAAATTATAGTGATAACTATTACAAGGATGATCCCGCGCTTCCAGTGCCGGGTGATTTTAACAACGATTTTAACAACGACTTTGGATAAAAGATTATGGCTTGCTCAGATCAGATAAGCACAACCGAATTAGAAAATGCCAAGACAGACGCGGTTAGTTTGGCTGAGTTTGCCACGTCCAGAGTGGGCGGAGAGGCAGTAGGCGCGTTAATAGACTCAAGCACAACAAGGCTAGGCGATACGTTTTCTACTGTAAGAGGTCAGCTATCAAAGCTAGGCTATGAAGTGCCTATTGCTTATGCGTCAGGAATATCTTTCACTGTTGATGATGGACCAAAAACGGTAGAAGAGGGCGGTCTTATTTATGCCCCCCTTATTTCTGCTTTACCGTTCACAACGAGCGGAACTTTTGCAACCGATGCTGCTAATTTTAGGCTTATCGTTATCGCTGCTGATTATGCACCGGATTATGTAGCGGATTATGTAGAGCTAGCTGCGCTCGATGTAGCCACATTAGTAGACGGCCAAACCCTAACAGTCACCGACGAAGGTATAGGCGGCCAAGGTGTGTTGCGTAATGTAGTTGGTCATGGTTTTTTATCAGAATCTGGCGATATTGTAAGAATTGATGACGACTGGTTTTGGCAAAGAATTACAACAGGAAGAACGTTTACAACTGAGGAGAAAACTATATACGTGTCGCCAACTGGCGACGATTTAACTGGTGACGGTTCTTCTCTCAACCCCTTTGAATCAATACAACGTGCGGTCGATGAAATACCGATTAATGTCCTGCATCGTCAGGTCATACAGCTTATGGATGGCGTGCATTCGGCTGGCAGCGGATTCACGAACCCTATATCTGGAGCGTCAACAGTAAGAGAGGTTCGGGTTCTGGTTGACAACAAAAATATAAACGGTAGAGATATGCTTGTAATTCAAGGCAATCTGACAAATAAGCAACTCACTACCATTAACCATGACGATGTTTACTCAGCACTATATGTTGAGGAAACCAACGGTGTAGTATTAAAAAATGTGAATATAGACTTCTCGCTTAATGTAGATGCTGCAATTTCTATTTTCCAGCACAGAAGGGGTGATATGAGGTTGTCGGATATATCAATAAATGGAAATGATGTAAACGGTTCCCATGCAATAATTGGAGAGACGGGCGCATT